TCAATACCTGGACGTGCCTTTTATTTTGAAACTTATTTACCTGAATATGGAGCAATGTTTGATAAACTACCGATATCAGCATTTGTTGCATCTCCAGAAACTCCAACTCCTGACTTAGATCTTCCAAATTTACAGTTTTGGAACTGTATGGACTATGGAATTACCAATATTCATAAGCAATTTACAGGATCCATGCGTTGGGTTGTGCGTACTCGTCATTTTGGTGAGATCAATGGGTTTTATATTTGCACACTTGATAACTATCATGAGTCCGTAAACGAAATTGACTACAGTACGAGCGAAATTCCTCAAGAACACAAGTCATTTAACCTGTTAGAACTTCAAAATGGTCAATATGCACTCTATCCAAACAATAGATGTCGCATTTATGACGTGTCTTTGACTCCATCAGAGGCAAAAACACCAGATTTTAAGGTTTCAACGCAATGGTTTGAGGTTGAAAATGATCTTGAATGGGATCGTTTAGGTGATTGTGATGAATATTTCTACACAACACCCGAAGAAAGAGAAAATAAATAAATTTTTTATAAAAAACTGAATTGGAACAGTATTCAATGGGCAAACACCTGCTCCTAGAGGTGTATAATGTTGAGTTTGAAGCAATTAACAACATACAATTGCTTCAAAATGCAATGATCAAAGGCGTTAAACGTGCAAAAATGGAAATTTTGAATACATTTTCGCATCATTTTGAACCATATGGGTGTACAATCGTCATTGCACTCGCAGAAAGTCATGTTTCTTGTCATACTTGGCCAGAAAATAGATGTGTTGCTATAGATGTTTATACATGTGGCGAAAAAAGTCCTAAATTAGTCGCTTTAGATATTCTAAAATACTTAAATTCCAATGATTATAAAATTAGAGAGGTAATTCGTTAAATAACAACAAGGAGATAGCAACCTCCTTTATAAAAGTTCTGTTTTATTCATTAAAACAGGAGCTAAAAATGTCTGATTCATCTGTCGATAGGGATACGAATTATATGTACCAAATGTGGGGTACAGATAAATTGGTAACAGATTATTCTTTGGATAAAAAACCAAGAGTTATTCAAGAAATTATGCATGATGACGTTAAAAAAAAGCATAATCTTACAGAACAAAACAATTTACATAAAAAAATTCGTAATGATGAAAATTATGATGACTGGGAATATGGTACAGAACCACAATATGGTTCTCTCTGGCAATAGGTATAAATAAAGTGAAGAAATAATCATTAAATGGCAGTTCAACGTATTTCACGAGGATTTAAAGATATTAGTTTGTCCTTTGAACCTCATCCCGTTACAAAGGACTTACCTGCATTAAAAAATGAAGCTGCCATTCGCCGTTCAGTGAGAAATATTGTACAAACAATCCAAGGAGAGAGATTTTTCGACTCTCTCTTTGGATCTGATATTTACTCTACATTATTCGAATTTATTGATGCTGGTACTGCATCAGTGCTTGAGGGTGAAATTTCAGAAGCACTTTCTAATTATGAACCAAGAATTGAAAATATAGTTGTAATTGTAAAAACAAGAATAGACGAAAACGCTTTTGATGTAACCGTTACCTTTGATATTATTGGACAAGATTTACCTACACAAGAATACACATTTATATTAGAGGCAACAAGATAAAATGCCTTTCACTAAATTTACAAATCTAGATTTCGATCAGATTAAAACCTCCATCAAGGATTATCTCCGTTCTAATAGTAATTTTACGGACTTTGATTTTGAGGGATCTAATTTTTCTATCATTTTAAATACTCTGGCGTACAACACCTATATTAATGCATTTAATGCAAATATGGTAGCGAATGAAGCATTTTTAGATTCAGCAACTCTTCGAGAAAATGTTATATCTCTTGCTAGAAACATAGGATACGTTCCTCGCTCCAGAACATGCTCCAGAGCGTCTGTAACCCTTCAGGTTGGTCTTAGTAGTGCATTTAGTAGCCCCAGTCTAACTCTAGAAGCAAGAGGTCCTGTATGCGTTGGAACAGCATCAAATGAAAACTCATATATCTTTTCAATACCAGAAAATATAACTACAACAGTTAAAAATTATTCGGCAACTTTTGGAACCGCAGAAAATCCAATAGAAATCTATCAAGGTGCTTTACTAAAAAAAACTTTTGTAGTTGATGGTAGTCTAGATCAAAGATTTATATTAGATAATTCATTCATCGATACTCAAACTATTATTGTAAAGGTAAAGGGTGCCGCAGACACTGGGGAAGGTTCAGAATATCAAAGAGTTGATAATATTTTAAAGATTGATAAAAACTCTGAAATTTATTTACTCCAAGAAATTCAAGATGAGAAGTATGAACTTCTCTTCGGAGATAACTTTTTCGGAAAAAAACTTGAAAATGGAACAATTGTAACTGTTACATACATTGTAACTGATGGAGAAGAAGGGAATGGTGCATCTAATTTTGCATTTGCAGGAACATTTATTGATTCTTTAAATGGTTTTGCAACAGTATCTTCAGTTACTCTAAATGTAATATCTAAATCTGCTAATGGAACTTCTATTGAACCTGTAGAATCTATTAAATATTTTGCTCCTAGATTATATTCTGCACAATATAGAGCAGTAACATCCAGAGATTATGAGGCGATCATTCAGTCAATTTACCCAAATACTGAGTCAGTATCTGTAGTTGGAGGAGAAGAACTTAAACCACCACAATTTGGGACAGTTCAAATTAGTATAAAACCAAAAAATGGAGATCTTATTTCTGATTTTGATAAAAATTTAATTCTTAGTAAATTAAAAAATTATTCTTTAACTGGAATCAATCAAAAAATTGTAGATCTTAAAGTTCTTTTTGTTGAAATTGATTCAAATGTTTATTATAACTCATCTCAGGTAAGCAACGTTAATCAACTAAAAACTAACATAGTCAATTTATTACGTTCTTATTCAGACTCGATTGAAATTAACAGGTTTGGTGGTAGATTTAAATACAGTAAAGTTTTGAATGTAATTGACAATGTTGATAGGGCGATTACGTCAAATATTACAAAAGTTAGAATTAGAAGAAATCTAAAAGCTTTAACTAATAAACCTGCACAATATGAACTTTGCTTCGGAAATGAATTTCATGTGAATCCAGCTGGATTTAATATTAAAAGTACAGGATTTAAAATACAAAATGAGGTAGATACGGTTTATTTGACTGATATTCCAAATCCAGATAAAAAAACAGGAATTATATCTATCGTAAAACCAGTTATTGATATTGATACTGCGAATGGTGGTCCTAGTTCTGTTAATAGAGTTATTATTAAATCAGCTGGAACTGTTGATTATATAGAGGGTGAAATTATATTATCTACAGTTGTAATTACAGAAACAGAAAAAGAAAATGATGTTGTTGAAATACAAGCATTCCCAGAATCAAATGATGTTATTGGATTAAAAGATTTATATCTTGAGTTTGATATTTCAAATAGCATCATAAATATGGTAAAAGATACAATTTCTTCTGGCGAACAAATTTCTGGAGTTGGATATAAAGTAACCTCAAGTTATTCAAATGGAGAGTTAAAGAGAGGATAATATGATTCAAACTGGTATCGAATCAAAAGTAAAAGTATATCAAATTATAGAAAATCAGTTACCCTCGTTCATATTAGATGAAAGTCCAAAGATAGTTGATTTTTTAAAACAATATTATATTTCTCAAGAATATCAAAGCGGACCATCTGATATTTCGGAAAATTTTATTGAATATATTAAACTCGATAATCTAACACCAGAAGTCGTTGTTGGATTTACTTCACTAACATCTTCAGGAATCTCTTCGACTTCTACTACCATTAATGTTCTAAGTACAAAGGGATTTCCAAAACAATATGGATTATTGAAGATAGACGATGAAATAATTACATATACTGGTATTGGATCTACATCATTCACTGGATGTGTAAGAGGATTTTCTGGAATATCAAGTTATAGAGATGCGAACAATCCAGAAGAACTTGTTTTTAAAGAGACAAAATCATCTTCACATGCTCAATATTCTTCAGTACAAAATCTTAGTTCACTATTTTTAAAAGAATTTTGTAATAAGATAAAGTATTCAATTGCCCCTGGATTAGAAAATGTAGAGTTTGTATCACAATTAAATGTTGGTAATTTTTTAAAGGAGATTAGAAGTTTTTATCAAACAAAGGGAACAGAAGAGTCATTTAAAATCCTTTACAAAGTATTATTCGGTGTTGTACCAAAAGTTATTGATTTAGAAAAATTTCTATTAAAACCTTCTGATTCAGATTATTTAAGAAGAAAAATTCTCATTGTAGAAAAAATTTCTGGAGATCCGAATAAGTTAGTTGGACAAACAGTTTATAAGTCGATTGATACTCAAACTAAAGCAGCAGTATCTGAAGTTGAAATTTTAACTAGGAATAATAAAATTTATTATAAAATTGGTTTATTCATCGGATATGATGAAGAGTCTGTTATTGAAGGTAGATTTACAACAACTGCAAATACTAAAGCAATTGGAGATGTTTCAATTGGTTCTTCAGTTGTTACTGTTGATTCTACAATTGGGTTTAGTGCAAAAGGAACTTTTTATTCTGGCAATAAATCAATTACTTATTCTGATAAAACTATAAATCAATTTTTGAATTGTAGTGGTATCACGGAAGTGATACGAACAAAACAAATTATAAGATCTGATGATACTATATTTGGATATGAAGATGGGGATTTAACTAAAAAAGTAGAATTAAAAGTTTGTTCTATTTTATCAAATTTAGATATTATAGACAATAAGGGTTTGAATTTTGAAGGCGAAAAAATTTACATTAAAAATTTGGGGGATTTAATTGAAAATCCAACAAATATTAATGATAAAACATATAAGCAAATTTTTGCAAATTCTTGGATTTATAATACTAGTTCTACTTTTGAAGTAGAATCATTTGATTATATATTTCAAAATTTTGTACTAAAATCAAATATAGATTCTTCTAGTTTAAAAATTGGTGATAATGTAGATATAATTAATGAAATAACTAAAGAGGTTAGGGCTTCTAACGTTAGAGTTTCTAATATTAACCCGAATACTAAACAAGTAACATTGAATGCAGTTGGGGTAGGAACTACCTCAACACTATTACCCCACTCACTTAGAAGAGTCATTAAAAAAACTTCTAGCGAAAATACACCATTATTATATGGAAATAATTTATTTTCCGCAGATGTGCAAAATGTATATTCTGATGATTTGGATAATGTCATGTATGTGGCCTCTAATTCCTTACCATCATTTTCATTTAGAACCAACTCTGTGCCACGATTATCATCAATACTTGTTGGGACAGCTACAACTTTTATTGGTGCAGCAACAACTCAAAGTGGAGCAGTACAAAAAGAGTCTTATGATGATGAGTTTTCAATCATATCATTCCCAACTGCGGTTCCATTTCTAACAGGTGATGCTGTAGTTTATGAAGCAGTAGAAAGAGAAATTATCGGACTATCAAGTGGTACAACATATTATGTAAAGGTCCTATCTGATCCAAAACAAATAAAATTATATTCGTCCAACTCTTTTATTGCTCCCGATGATTATAAGAAATTTATACCAGATGGTGGAAAACAAATTTTTACATTAGCATCAAGTTACAACAAAAAAATTATTTCTAAAAAACTGCTTAGTAAATTTCCATTAAAAGAAAATATTCAAGATAATAATAAAACTTCTAATAATGAAGAATTTATTGGAATGTTAGTTAATGGTGTTGAAATAAAAAACTATAAATCAAAAGATAAAATTTATTATGGACCACTATCTTCAATAAAATTATTGAATTCTGGAACAGATTACGATGTTATAAATCCTCCAATTATATCAATTGCTGGACCAGGATCTGGGACTACTGCATTTGTACAACCAGTTGTAAGTGGTTCTGTTAAAGAAGTTTTTGTAGATCCACAAACTATTGAGTTAGATAAAGTGATATCTTTAAGTATCCAAGGTGGAAATGGTTCTGGATGTATTTTGGAACCAGTTATTGAAAAAGTATTTAAAGAGGTTGATTTTGATGCAAGATTACTTAGTAATTTTGGAGGAATTGGAGAAACTGCAGAAACAATAACATTTTTATCAAATCATGGATTTAGTAATGGTGAAGCAGTAGTTTATAAAACAAATGGTAATCCTCCTCTTGGAATAGGAACTTTCTTAGGTTCAAACGCAGATCAAAATAGATTTTTACTCGAAGATGCAAGATATTTTGTCAAGGTTTTAAATAGTAAAACAGTTCGACTATTTGAAACTTTTAATGACTTTTTTGTTGGAATTAATACAATTGGATTTACAACTACTTCAAACGCTGGAATCCACAAGTTTCGAGTGTATGATGGTAAAAAAACTCTAAAATCTATAAAAGTTTTAAATCCTGGATCTGGGTATCAAAATAGAAAACTTTACGTTAATTCAACTGGAATTTCTACAGTAGAAAATTTAATTACTTTTGAAAATCACAAATTTAATGATGGTGATTTAGTTGAGTATCAATATACTGGAACTCCACTTTCTGGACTGACAACTAGCAATCAATATTATATAACAAAAATAGATGATAATTCATTTAAATTATCTGATGCTGGAATAGGCGGAACAATATCGTCAAATTACACCAGAAATCTATTCCAAAAATTAACTAATACTGGTAGTGGATATCATATTTTTAAGTATTCTGATATTTCTATCACTTTAAATGTTTCTTATGGTTCAACTAATACTGGTATAATTACATGTACTCCTATCATTCGAGGTAAAGTAATAGATGCATATCTTTATGATAAGGGAACAGGATATGGAACTAATGTTTTAAATTTTGAAAGAAAACCAAATATAACGATAAAGACTGGAAAAAATGCTTCTCTTTATCCAATAATTTTTAATGGAAGAATAGTTAGAGTTGATGTAAGATCAAGAGGTACTGAATATTTTTCTACACCAT